TCGTGGCTTAACAACGCAGTCAATAGACTTGATTTTCAAGGGTCAACAACCGGCGTAGCCCCGGCTATGCGCGCGCGGGGGTCAGACACCAACGTAGGTTTGGGCTACGACACAAAAGGCACAGGCACCCATGTTTTTACATCTAACGCCTTTAGCGCGGTAAATTTCAAGGTGTTTGGTTCAAATCAGCCAGACTACCTAACCGTTGACGCCGGAAACGGTGTTGTTCCGCTTGCCGCAGAAGGTGGTTCGACGAATGTTGATATTCGTCTTATCCCTAAAGGCACAGGCGCAGTTAGGCTTGGAACAGTGGTTCGGTTTGGCGCGTTTACAAGCAACGCAGACGCACCTATCAACGGGTACGTTACGATTGTCGATGATGCCGGAAACACGCGAAAATTAGCAACTATCGCTTAGGGGTGATTTATGACGCTAGACAGCGAAGAACAGCGCGATCTTTTGATCCAGCTAATCGACGGCGTCCCCGTTCAAGGGAACGTCGGGCAGATTTTGCCTTTTGCTCTTAAAGTGCAAGAACTTAAATTTTGCATCGCGCAAGCGCGCGTAGAATTAAACAGTTCGCAAGAGATGCTGTTGAGCCGGTAATTAATATGAAAAGCCCCATCCTCGGCTCAAGCTATGTCGCCCGCAGCATCAACGCTGCGGACGCGCGCATGGTCAACCTTTTTCCAGAGGTTGTGCCAGAGGGTGGGCAGATGCCTGCGTTCCTTAACCGCGCGCCTGGGCTGAAGCTACAGCAGGCCGTTGGCACGGGGCCGATCCGGGGGCTGTGGGCGCACCAGACGCAAGGCTCTGACTTTTTCGTTGTGTCGGGCAACGAAGTCTATAAACTGTCCTCGCTGACCGGCACGCCGACGCTGCTGGGGTCAGTCAATGGCACCGGGCCGGTGTCCATCGCCGACAACGGCGACCAGATCGTTTTTGCGTGCAACCCGGACGCCTTCGTCTACACCGAGTCCACCAACACGTTTGTGCAAGTCACCGATCCTGACTTCCCCGGTGCGGTGACGGTCGGGTATCTCGACGGCTACTTCGTGTTCAACCCGCCCAACAGCCAGCGGCTGTACGTCACCAGCCTGCTGGACGGCACGCAGATCGACCCGCTGGATTTCGTCAGCGCCGAAGGGTCGCCTGACGGCATCGTCGGCCTGATCGTCGATCACCGCGAAGTGTGGGTGTTCGGCACCGACAGCACCGAAGTCTGGTACAACGCTGGCACGGCGGACTTCCCGCTGGCCCGCATCCAAGGTGCGTTCAACGAGATCGGTTGCGTGGCGCCGTATTCCATCGCCAAGCTGGACAACGGCGTGTTTTGGTTGGGAACCGACGCCCGCGGCCAAGGCATCGTCTACCGGGCGACCGGCTACGTCGGCCAGCGCGTGTCCACGCACGCGGTCGAGTGGCAAATCCAGCAATACCTGAACATGTCCGACGCGGTGGCGTACACCTACCAGCAGGACGGCCACGCCTTCTACGTCCTGAACTTCCCCTCTGCCAACACGACGTGGGTTCTGGATGTCGCCACCGGGGCTTGGCATGAGCGGGCTTATTTCAACGAAGGCGTGTTCTCGCGTCACCGCGGCAACAGCCAGTGCAACTTCCTCGGCAACATCGTCATCGGCGATCATCTGAACGGCAACATCTACACCTTTGACCTGACGACCTACGCTGACAACGGCACCCCGCAGAAGTGGCTGCGGTCGTGGCGGGCGCTGCCGACCGGCCAAAACAACCTGAAGCGTACGGCGCAGCACAACCTTCAGATCGTGTTTGAGTCTGGCGTGGGCTTGTCAGGAACCGCTTCGCCTGATGTTTTTGGTTTGCTGCTGACCGAAAATGGCAACTTTCTTATCACCGAATCAGGCAACTATATTGAAATTTCCGTGGTGCCCCCGCAAGACATCAACTCGCAAGTCTTGCTGCTTGAGGATGGCGACTTTCTCATCACCGAATCCGATGAATACATTGAAGTTTTAGCTGGAACTACGCAGGGCGCAGACCCGCAAGTTATGCTGCGCTGGTCGGACGACGGCGGCCACACATGGTCGAACGAGCATTGGACATCCATCGGCAGGATTGGCGGCTACGGTCAGCGCGCCATCTGGCGCCGCTTGGGCATGACAATGAAATTGCGCGACCGCGTGTACGAGGTGTCTGGCACCGACCCGGTCAAGCTGGTTATCATCGACGCCGAACTGATGTTGAGCGGCACCAATGCCTAACCCCGTCAACATCACCAACATCACGCCGCCGCGCGTGCAGTTGGCTGACCCGAACACAGGGCTGGTCAGCCGCGAATGGTTTAGGTTTTTTCAAAGTTTGTTTCAGTTGACCGGCAGCGGCCAGAACGACTTCACGCTGCAAGACTTGCAGATCGGCCCTGACGGCGACGCTGCGTCGCTGGCGGCTGTGTTGCAGACCGAAATCCAGAACCTGTCCGTGTCGCCGTCGTACACGCCGCAGTTGGTTCGCCATCGCTACGGTTCGTTTGCCGCCACCACCACACAAACGGCAACTGCTATTAACACGCCGTATGCCATGACGTTTAACATTACCGAACTTGGCCAAGGCGTAACCCGCGGCACGCCTACGTCTCGCGTCTATGTTGACACGTTAAACACCTACAACATTCAGTTTTCAGCCCAAGTTAACACCACTGTGCCAACGGATCAGTTGCTGTGGATATGGCTTCGCAAAAACGGTGTGGACGTGGTAGACTCTGCCGGACGAGTACGCACCAAGGGTAATGATTTTGCAACGGTTGCGGCGTGGAACTATCTGTTAGAAATGAACCAAGGCGATTATTTTGAACTGATGTGGGCTGTTGACAGCACGGGCATCCAATTGCAGGCTTACCCCGCTGCCGCGTTTCATCCCGCCGTTCCTTCAGTCATCCTTACCGTGACCAACAACATCAGCTCAGATGGGAGCTACTAATGGCCGTCCTTTCCCCTCCACCCAAAGCGCAGTTTTTGGACGCCTCTGGCGCGCCGCTGGTCGGCGGCAAGGTCTACACCTACGCCGCCGGCACAACCACACCGGTGGCGACCTATACCACCAGCACTGGCAATGTGGCCAACACCAACCCGGTGATCTTGGACTCCCGCGGCGAAGCCAACATCTGGTACAGCAACGGCACCTCGTACAAGGTCGTGCTGACCGATTCGGCTAACGCCACGATTTGGACGGTAGACAACATCGTCACGATTGGGTCGCTGGCGTTTCAGAACGCCAACGCCGTGAACATCACCGGCGGCACCATCGGGTCGGGCGTAACCTTCAACGGCAACACCACCGGCACTGCATCCAACGTCACTGGCGTGGTCGCGGTCGTCAACGGCGGCACAGGTTCGACCACGGCTGCCGCCGCGCGCACCGCCTTGGGCGCAGCCAAGTCGGGCGCTAACGACGACATCACGGCGCTGGGTCAAGACGTGGTGCTTGTGGCCGCTGGCACGATTGGCGCGACCAGCATCGGCTACCGCGGCGCACCTCAGAACGCACAGACGGCGGCCTACCAACTGGCGCTGACCGACAACGGCAAGCACATCTCGATCACCACCGGCGGAATCACGATCCCGGCCAACAGCGCAGCGGCGTTCCCGATTGGTGCGACGGTCGTCATCTACAACAACAGCGGCAGCAGCCAGAGCATCGGCATCACCACCGACACGCTGCGGCAGGCTGGCACGACCAACACCGGCACGCGGACACTGGCCAACTACGGCCTAGCGACGTGCGTCAAGGTGGACACGACTGTGTGGGCCATCACTGGCGCAGGGCTGTCCTGATGAGCGGCGCGGTGCTGTCCTTGCTGGGTACGTCGGGTGGGGCGGCGTCTGCCGTGACCATCACGGTTGACCCTGCGACGATCACAGGCATCAACATCGGCGGCACCGCGTCGGCGCAGTATCAGCTTAACAGCAGCGGCAATGCGTTTCAGATCGTCAACGGCGGCGCGGCGTCGCTGCTGTACGCTTGGTGCATCCCGGCGTCGCAGGCGGCTAACTACGAAGTGTACGCCAGTCTGGTGTCAGGGTCATTAAGCGGCGGCAGTTCGGCCACCGACACTTGGCTGGCGCTGACATCGACACGCAATTGGCTGGTCAGCACCACCACACTTCAGTACGCAACGCTGAATGTTGGTATCCGGCGTATCGGCACCACCACCATTTTGGCGGCGGCTGACATCGAACTAGCCGCCGAAGCAGTATAAGGATAGGCCATGTCTGTTACCGCCAAAGCCCTGATCCCGGCCAAGGTCGCCGAAGATACGCAGTCCACGCAGTACACTGCGACCAACGTGACGACGATCATCGACAAGTTCACGGCCACCAACTACGGCGCGTCCGCCGCGTCGATCAGCGTCAACCTGGTGACGGCAGCCGACACCTCTGGCACGCAGAACCTGATCGTGAAGACCAAGACGCTCCAGCCGTCCGAAACCTACACGTTCCCGGAACTGGTGGGCCACGTCCTGAACCCGAACGGGTTTATCTCGACGCTGGCGTCTGCGCCGCTGACGATCAACATCCGCGCGTCAGGACGTGAGATTAGCTGATGTTGACGCGCAGCTTTGATGTAAACGCTATCAACGCTGCGGCGAACCGTCCCGACGTGCGCCCGTTTATCGGCCCTGCGTCGCTGGGCGAACTGGATTTTGAAGACGCCGTCACCGACTACAACAACTGGTTCTTGATGGGCGAACACGGCGGCTTTGTCTTGGTCTGGAGTGCGCCGGGCGTCTACGAAGTCCATGTCTTCATTGCCACCGAAGGTCGCGGCAAGTGGGCCGCGCAGGCTTGGGTAGCAGCGCGGGAGTACGCCGCGCAAAATGGGGCCAAGATGCTGTGGGCGCGGATTGCGCCTGCCGCTAAGTTTGTGTCAATGTTTGCCCGCCGTGGGGGTATGAAGCCCACTTATGAGATGTTATACACGCTAGGGTCTGCCTACGACGTGTACAAGATGGAGTTGTAATCATGCCTCCCGCAATCATCGCAGCCGCCGTAGGCGCAGCAGGGGCCGTTGGCGGCGGTCTGATCGCATCTGGCGGTGCCAAGAAGGCCGCCCGCGCGCAGGAGCAGGCAGCGCGTGACGCGCAGGCCGCCAACGAACGGATGCTGGAGCGCCAGATCGGGCTGCAAGAACCGTTCCGTCAAGCTGGCCTTACCGCGCAAGAGCAGATCATGCAGTTGCTGGGGATCGGCGGCGACGCATCGGCGGCGGGTTACGGCAGTCTGGCCAAGCCATTTAGCCAGACTGACTTCGAGCAAGACCCAGGCTACGCATTCCGCCAAGCGGAAGGTATGCGTGCGCTGGAGCGCAGCGCGTCGGCCCGCGGCAATCTGCTGTCAGGTGGCACGCTGCGCGGCATCCAGCGGTTTGGGCAGGACTTGGCCAGCCAAGAATACGGCAACGCCTTCAACCGCTACCAGATTGAGCGCGCTGCGCGCTTGAACCCGCTCCAGTCGCTGATGGGTTCTGGGCAGTCAGCAACCAACGTCATGACGGGTAATGTCGGTCAGTCGAGCCAGAACGAGCAGGCTAACATTATGGGCGCCGGGCAGGCCCGCGCGTCTGGTTACGTCGGGCAGGCCAACGCGCTGGGCGGCGCGCTGAGCAGCATCGGCCAAGCGGCGGCGTCGTTCCCGCTGATGCAGGCGCAGATTGGCTATCTTAATCAAGGAGCGCCGGGGGGCTTTGGCGGCGCGGCGAACAATATGACGCCCATCCCAAAAAATGCGTACCGCGGCATCGGCGGCTAACTGAGGACGGACAATGGCTAACCAAGCAATCGCCCTTCAAGCCCGCGCACCGCAAGGCAACTTCTTGGCGCCTGCGATCCAGCAGGGCGCGCAGATGATCAACATAATGTCGCAGCAGCGCGCTGCCGAACGTCAAGCGGCAATAGCGCAACAGACGATGGAAATTCAGCGGGCGGCAGAAAAGCGGGCCGCTGCAGGCGAAACGCGGGAGGTTGCTAAGGCCGCGCTGGAAAGGGAAGCCGACATCTATGTCAAATACCGCCGCGAGGCGCCTATAGTGGCTGAAGGTGGCCCGGCTGCATACGCAAGTTATTTGCAAAGGATGTCAGTCGACAATCCCGAAGGCGCGGCTAGGCTTGCGCAAACGATGCCTGTCGATAAATTTGACAAAGACACCTTTACGCGCATGATTATGACCGCAGACGATTACGCTGCCGCGCGGTACGGAAAGGCCATCACTAAAGAATTTATCACGCCCGAAGGCGACGTTATGGGCGCTAACATCTCAGGCTTTCCCGGCGCTACCTACGCAACGCCGGTTCCCGACACCAGCCGCCCGGTCGCGCCCGCCGCGCCCAAGGCCCCCGCGGCTCCTACGCCTGCACCCGCCGCCGGCGGTATGTTCCAGCCCATCTCGGCTACCGGCGCGCAACCGCAAGGCCCAGACCCGCAGGCCGCGCTGCTGGCGTCGCTGAACGAAGCAAAGCGGACGGGCCAGATTGGTGCTGACGTTGTCGAACAGCTTCGCCAGTTGGGCGGCCCGCAAGCCGCGCCTGCCGTTGATGCGTTCCTCGCGCAGAACAACATCAAGGTTGCGCCGGGCGGTATGCAAAGCGCCATCTACCGTTCAGAAGGCGGCGCGCCAATGGCGCAGCAAGTCAATTACGACCCGAACGCCTACGCGCCACTGCGCGCTAAGTCGCCGATGCAGTCGCCCATGCCTGGGTCGGCTATCGTGCCGTTGCCGCGGGTTGCTGGTGAAGCAGGGGCTCAAGAACGTGGTACGCAAGGTGTGCGCGTTGTCACGCAACCAAAGATCGTTGCCGGCGAAGAACGCGCAAAGCGTTTGGAGAAACTGCGCGGTGACCAACCGCTTGCGTTGTCGGACGCGAAGTCGGTCATAA